TGGCGATACTTCTGAACCACCAAACCAGTTATAAATAGACTGACGTGTTGCTCCGGTGTACTCGGATATTTTTATTACTGGGAAGTCTAGCTTAACAGCCCATCTTCCTAATAGGTTTCCCAAACTCTTGGGAGCCTTTGATGTTTCTGCGATTATCTTGTCTGAATACGGCATTTATTATTCTCGTTAGTTGAAGGTGGGGGGCAGTCTTTTTAGTCTGAAATCTCTGCGAGCCATAGAGCTGAATAGTGTCAGCCCCCCAAAACTATTACTCGTCGTCTGTTTCCCACTCGCCAATAACTTCAGCTAGTTTGCCAGCTTTCTTAGCTGGAACAGCGTTTGGTTTAGCGGCTGGTTTACGGACTTCGGGTTCATCAACTTCGTCGCTAGCCGCTTCTACTTTAGCGGTTGGCTTCTTACCTTCGAGAGCTAATGGCTCGTCTTTCTTCTTAGCAACACTCATGGTGATGGCTTGCTTAGCTTCGGCAGACTGACCTTTTTTAGCGCAGATTGCATACTCTTCATCGGACAACCAACGCATAGGTTGGAAGAACAACTTGGGTACTGCGGCTTTAGTATCGAAACGCATACGAGTAACAAGGGTCTCAGGGTTAATGCTTTGAGCCGCCAAGTAACGGGCATACGCTTGGAGTGGGCGCTTGTCACCATCCTCTTTACCGAAGATAGAAGTAGCCGCTAGGGTTAATTGCATAACGTCGCCTTCCATATCGTTAGCCAAAACAACTGCTAAGCGCTGGCTAAAGCGGCAAGCACGTGAATCACCAAGACCTGAGCCTTTGGCATTTTGTGGGCAGTTAGCGCATGATGGTGCTTGAGGTGTATCAATGCTTGCATCAGGTGTATCGCCGTCAGCAGACCAGCAAGTAGGTGCTGAGTTAGCGCCTTCCTCGTAAGTGCCAGCATAGTATGTACGGCTAATCTTTGGGGCAGCTTGAACAATAACTACGTCAAGGTGGCGGTCATCAATAGCCGCAACTTCTTTACCACCAGCGATCAAGCGGAACACACCGCCCTTAGTTGAGATACGTTTTTGTGAAACTCCTACACCACCAGCCAAACTCTTGGCTAATGAAGATAGTTCTGCGCTCTTAGCAAACGCTGGTAGTTTCGATGGGTTAAATGTTGTGAGTTCAGACATTTGTTACTTCTCCTTTTTTAAGAAATTCTAAGAATACTTTTGCTGTTTCTGCGATTGCTATTGGCGCTGTGTCAGGATTGCTTGCGTTAACTGCCGCACCCAAAGCTTGTACTCGCATTTGGATTTCAATCTGCACGTTGTTCTGCGCATCTTGATAGGCTTGTTGTTGTGCTTGTTTTAAAGCCGCATTTAAAACTGCTTGCGCTTCTTGTTCGGGTGTTGCTGGCTGAGCTTCGCTCATAGTTTCTCCTACTTAGTTGGTTTACGTACTGTTACTGCAAAATCTTGTAAAGAGTTTAACCCTGCTGGAACTAACCCCGGGTTTTCCTCTAGGAACAAGGCCATGTTCTTTTGCGATATACGCTTCTCGAACAAATCTAAGGCATCGTTATCTACAACAAATGTCTTGAAGGAATCCCAGTCATCTGTATAGTAGCGAGTCTTTTGCGACAAGATAATTGTGCCTTCATCAGTCTTAACTGAGTTCGTGCCGAGCGCTACCATTTGGTCTTTCATAGCGTTCTTCAATTCGTCTTGTTGCGCTTTGAGCTTTTCTACTTCACTTTCATATTCACGAGTTAGCTCTTGAACTCTTGAGTATATCTTGCGGTAAATCCTAGCTAGCTTATCTAGCGGTACTACTTCATTTTCATCAGACATTTGATTTCTCCTTTCAACGTCTATGTCAAATACTTTACACCAATAGGGGTGACAAATCAACCCAAACTAGGGTTTTCCTTACTGGTTTATTTCTTCTTTATACAAGCTTAACAGAATATCGTGTCCTCGTACCCGCTTTTCTAATTGGGCAAACATCTTCTTTTCTATCTCGCTACCTTGCAAGTGTATCACAGTCACTTTAGTGGAATCTTGTCCGATTCGGTCGGCTCGTGCAATACATTGTAGATACGTTTCTACTGACATAACAGGCCCATAGAACACCACAGTATCAGCCGCAGTAAGCGTTACACCATGAGATGCAGACTGAGGTTGGACTACTAGGATACGTGGCTCAGGGAGCGTTTGGAAGCGTTTAAAAATGTCAGTTCTTTTGGACACCGACACATCCCCATGAATCACTTCGGATGCCACATTGTGTTTCAGTAAGTGGTTATGGATAGTATCAATGCTATGCCTGAATGGGGCAAACACAATCACTTTCCTATTTGTTTCTTCTAGTACTTCCAGTAGTACCGACAAGCGTGGGGCACAATCAAACTCAACAACTTCATGCTCATCTGTGTATGCCGCACCAGCCGATACTTGTAGCAACTTTGATACACCAGCCGCCGCATTAACTGCGGTAATAGTTTCACCAGCCGCTTGCATAACCATCTTGTCTTTCAGTAAGCGGTAGTATTTGGTCTGCTGTGGGGTAAGGGGTATCTCACGTGTTTCTGTAAGTACTGGCGGTAAGTCGGTACATTCTTCTTTGGTGAACCTAATCGCAGGTTGTAATGCGTCAAACACCGCTTCAGCCGCCCCTTGTTTTGGAACCCATTTGAACTGGGTCAGCTTATTCATAACCTTATCTCGCCATGCAGTAGCAAACTTAGGTACTCCGCTAGGGTTCACCAGCTTAGCCAAACCATAGGCATCCACAGGCGATTGAGAAGCTGGTGTGCCTGTCATCATCCATAGAAGGGTATGTGGGGTTAGGATTTTATTTAAGGACTTCCAGCGCCTTGTAGATGGGTTCTTGTAGGCATTGGCTTCATCCACAATAACTAGGTCAAACTTGCCATTAGCTACCACCTCATCAGCTACTAGGTTTAGTCCATCATAGTTAACTACTACAAACTCATAGTTACCTTGTACCATCTCAATACGTCGGGTGGCTTGGCTATGGTGGGCTACGATAACTGAGCGGTGAATAATACTCTTGCCTATGCCGTTCATCCAAGCGTCGTGCATGATTGATAGAGGGCATAGGATTAAACAACGACGAACTTTCCCTAACTTCATAAGGTAGTCAGCCGCCCATAATGCACTAAGGGTTTTCCCTGTACCGGGGTCGTTAAACACAAAGGCTCTTGGATGTAGCGTTAAGAACTCTGCGGTTTCAACTTGATGCTCGAACGGCTTATACATACCCGGCCAGCTATACTTAGCGCGGATGGGTGAAGGCACATTCTTAACACCTAGATTGCGGAGCACACGCACTTCGTCTAAGCCCCATTTCACAGCGACTTTAGATACTCCGTTCTGCTCACCTACGATAGCGTGTTTAGGAATGACTGCGTACTTCTCGGGGTTGCGGGTGGTAAACACCAGCGCTTTATTATCTACGATTTGCATTTGTATTGATCCATTTGTTTATCGTGTTCCACTAAGCCAGCCCAAAATAATCTGTTACCTATTTCCCAAGTTAGACTGTCTTGCTCCACTAGTTCGCTTGCGTTTATCCATCCATCACCGTACTTCATAATCCATAGATTTCTACAAGTCTCTATCGGCAAGTCTTTAGCTTCAGTTACGTATTCGTGCGCATCTACTTTTTTCTTAGGCATTAGCGGTGACCCCCACTTTCTATCTGTCCTATATTCAGAGCCATACTTTTTATTTTCTTCTTCAATAGCGTGACCAAAAATACTACGGGCATCAGTCCACCCTTCAGCGTAACGTTCATGCCGCATGATTTTTTAGTCTATATACCAGACCGCTATTCCCATCTGGGGCGGTGACAATTCTATGATGTTCGACTAACTCTTGATTAGATAAGCGTAGTAGTGCTGCTTTCCAAAAGTCGTCAGTAAACTCCTCGGCTGGAACCCATTCGTTACCATACTTAACTTGCCACATAGCCTCAACTACATGGAGTGGGGTATCAAAGGTGTTGTCATAGGGAGCAGTCAGCACCCTACCAAAGTCTTCGAATAAACTTTTTAGTAGTTCCATATTTTCCTTTCGTTGTTGCCAGTATTATTTTTTGTTGTCTGACATATTAGCTTTGGGAGATCGCAGTCTTAAGTTGCCGCTTGTTGATTTCCCACCTGACTTTAGGGGCTTCACGTGGTCTATGTGTTTGCCCTTGCGGTCGATACCTTCTTTGTCATACTTACGTCTTGCACGCTGGCGCTCGAGTTGGTCTTCGGTTTCACCAGTTGCTTTCTGTAACTTGTATGCGTGTTTGTAATCACGCTTGCCGTTTTTCTGTGTCATCTTTCTTTCCTTTTGACGAATTGCATGAGCGACATAAAATCTGATAAGTGGCTCTCTCTGCGTGGAAATGTTGCCATGCTTTTAAAACACTCGGGTCTTTAATGACCCACCCAATCCCACTATTATCGTTGGTTATTTCGATGTTGGGTTCGGTATCTATAAAACTTTTTGCAATCATTACAAATGGCACATAGCGGTGGTCGACTGTCAGGTCTTTAGTAGCCCCACAATGTACGCAAATCGGGGCCCATTGACGTATAAAATCGTTTAACTGATACTGAATAGCCGCCCGTAATGCTGGGGTTCTGTTATCTGTTTCCGCTACTGCCTTGCGCCATGACCAAACTTCGTAGTTAATCCCATCGTTTGATACCCCCAAGCAACGTGTTTCTTTGGGTGTGCGTGGGTTAATTACTTTTTTGTAATATGGGAAACTCCAGCCAGTAAGTAAGTTCATACTAACTACATCATCTTGCGCAAAGTCTACACCGATAGCATAACTATCTAGGATAGTACGGATTCTTTCTAGTCTTTTTACTTTACTCATATTAGTGATTAGGGTGAAATTCACAGGACTTAACCTGACACCATCCACATAGCGGAGTGCTTGTTGGATTCCATACATTGTTATGGTGGCTGGCTACCAGTTTTGCTACACGTTCTCTGTATAACTGCCAATGGAAATCTTTTTGGTCGGCTTCCATTTTGCTCTTAACCATGCTCCCCTTAACTACAAACAGTAGAGAAGAATTAACTTGGCGAATGTGTGGGAAGTGTGCGAACACCATGAGGGACATTAAGATTAGCTGATCTCGGTCAGGGTATTTATCGTTGCCAGTTTTGTAGTCAACTACCCAAGCTTTTAAACCATCGTCATCTATGATTACTAAGTCAGCGATTCCTCTAGCCCACACATCATCGTCACCGAAACCGCAAGGTGTTAAGTCTTCCCTTACACCCATCTCCAACTCAGGAAACTTTCTGCCCTTTATCTTCATCAGGCTTTCCATAATGGGTTCCATAAACGCATACTCAGGCGGTATAGGCTTGCCTTCTTTAACATAAAGCTCAGCCGCTTCATGTACTTGCTTACCATACTTGGTGTGAACTGTTTCTTGGAAAGGGTAGTTCTTTAAAACCTTAACCTCGTGGAACCGCCTAGCGCATCCCTCGTAGTCTTTAAGCCCTGAGTGGCTCCACTTGATTGGTTTAACTTCCATTACTTAGCATCTCCGTATCGTTTAGCATAGCTTGATTCTGCGTCAAGTGGGATGCCTTTCATATACTGCGGTTCCATGACCATCTGTGCGTGTACCCATTTCTCTGCTTCTTCTACTTCTTCATCAGGTACTAGCACTACAACTTCGTCATGCACAGTCAATACACAAGGGTATCTCTCTTGTATCCGTAACATCCCATCAGTCATCACGCAACGAGCAACGGCCTGAACAATGTTTTCTACCAGCTTACCGCCGTATAGTTTTTTATTGTCAGACCCGTAAGACCATTGTGTTCTGCCTTTCTCGTCTTCTGTACCCTTTAAATCAGGGTAACGCAAAGCCAAACCACTAGGCAATATTATACGCTCTTTTTCAAAAGTTAGACATTTATATTCGTAGGTTTTTCCCTTACTTAAACTATGCCCTATCAACGAACTACATAAGTCCCAAAAGGTTACTACTGGGTGCGACTTCTCACGATAGATTTCAATAATCTTTTTAGCGGCTAGGCTATGAACTAGAAGCTCTTTGTCTGTGCAAGTGTGTGGTATCTTGTGGAGTAATTCCATGTTGCGTTCCCAACCTAAGAAGTCAGCTACATCTTGCTCAGTTACACCAAGTTGTTTAGCAAATGCTTTGTCATACATTGTGGGCGGTGCGCCTAGGAATCCAGTAAGAAGTTGCGCAGAGAAGCTAGCCCAACCCATGCCATAGCCACAACCTAACAACGCTGATTTTGCTGACTGCCTGAGAGTCGGATGTGTTTCTTTAGAGAGGTCGGGTATGCCAAACATCTGCGCCCCAAACGCTGAGTAGGCATCTTGACCCGATGCGAATATATCAAGGAGTGACGTGTAATCAGCGAGATAGGCAAGGACTCTCGGCTCAATTTGCGAGAGATCGCATACGACGAGCGAGTACCCGTTCGGCGCTTTGATAGATTTACGTAGGAATGACCCCCTCTTGAGGTTTTGTAGATTAAGCCCCGAGCCCTTGCTCGCCGACCAACGGCCTGTGTGCGCTCCGTAGTAGTTGAGTGGGACAGGAAGTTTACCTCGTTCCGATATATCTGCAAATCTCTGCGCCCTTGTGCGTTCAAGCGTTGATTTAACTTTGAGCCTTGCTTCGCAAATAAGGGCAACATCGTCGTTACTACTGTTAAGCAACGCTTGGAAGAGGGCATCGTTCTTAGCGAACGCATAAGCTTCTTTGCCAGTCGTCTTGCTGATCTTACGTGGTGGATTAACTCCAAGTCCTTTAAGTACTTCAGCAAATTTATCGTTACTAGCAAGCGCCGTTTCATCAACGTCAACTTTTTTAAGAAGCGCTTCCCTCTTTGTCCTCTCATCTTCGATTGCTTCATTAAGCATCTCCTTATCTAACTCAAGTGTGGGGAACACAAACATCTTGAGCGTCATGTCAATTAAATCTAGTTCACTCTGTGGGAACCCACCTTCTACTTCACCCAGCAAGTTTCTAAATATCTGAGCGCACAGTTCTACATCGTGCTCACAGTAGATGGCTAATTCTTTCTCCATCTCATAAGTAATTTCAGACAAGCCGTTAGTGCTATGCACCGCTTGTCCTTTAGGTGGTAGCCCGTAGTGTTCTGCTAATGTAGCTAGGCTGTTGCCTACTTCTACACCACGAAGGGCACGACCCATACTTAGAGAATCCAGTATATAAGCAGGCCTAGCGCCGTAGACCCAAGCAAGAATAGAAACATCAAACTGAGCATTATGAGCAAGTACATTTACATTCTCCCAATCAATAGAACTAACCCACGCTGGAATATCATCGTGAGTTACCCAAGTTGTTGTATCTTCATTGAGCCACTTATACCCTACACCGAAAGCCTTGAACATCGGACTACGAACATATTCTTCCGTAGTCATCTTGCTTAGCGTGTAGTCTTTACTGTCCCATCTAGTTTCAAAGTCAACTACCAGCGTTTTTCTTCCGAACATTTTTTACTTTCTTTTGTTTAGCGTCAGCTTTGCACTGCTCTATGTATTGCTTGAGAATTGCAAGCACACCTTCTTGAACTAAAAAACCCAAACCTTCTTTATCAAAATGAACCATAGCATCAGCAGAACCATCTTCGTTTTCTCGTACTACTTCTACTCTGATTTCCATTAGTTAATTGTCCTGTCGTTAAGCTGGTCAAGAACTCTATGCCCAATCTCAGCCGCAGTTTCAGTAAGAAGAATAGGAACTTCCATCTCATCAATGTTAAGACCGCATACCTTGACGCTACTTGTTTCACTATTAGCCACTACCAAAACAATGGATACATTCGGGTCATCAGCGCCCTGTTCAATCAGATCATAGATTGCTTCTAGAGCGCTATCGGGTGTTGTGTGTTCAGTCATTCATCTCTTTCGTTGTGTTGTTCAATCCATTGAAGTGTGTCTAGTGAATCTTCTACGGACTGAATGTTTTCTTCGTTAACCACCATCACATACCCTCTAGCATCCTCAATCTTCTTGAGTTCAGCTTCTTGTAGTGCGGTTGTTTTATTTTTACCAGCCTTACATTCTATCGCAATGAAGCGCCCTTTGTAACAAGCTATGATGTCGGGAATACCCGAACGACCAAACCCACCCATCACAGGATAGAAATAATAAGCGCCAAACTTTTTAAGGATTTTTGTTACGGCTTCTTTTACCTTTTTCTCGGGTGTTTGTGCCATTTGTTAACTCCTTTGCTTTTTCCAAGTGTAGTGCTACGTGTTTACCATGATCTGCATACGTTTCTTCAAAGACTTTGTTAAGTATGTTTGCCGCTATTACATCTTTGGTATGTTGCATTGATTCTGCAAGTCGTTTTGCAATACCACCAAAGTCAGGCAAGTTGCTAAAGAACTCATCAAACTCTTCCTCTTTCAAGTAACGCATACCATCAGGGGTTTCTACTAAAATGCCATGCTCTTTAAGCCAGCGTAGCTTTCGTCTTTCTTCTACCGCTTCTTGCAGTTCCATTCTTACTCTTGCATCTCGTTGTTGCATTACCGCCAACTCAGCTCTCAGCTTCTCAATCTCAGCCCCCTTCGGGTCAATCGCTTTCAGTATCTCTTTCGAGTCCATCTACTTCTCCTTGTTGTTCTAAAGTTAGGTCTGCCATTGGCAGTTCGATTGTTGTTATCCTAAAGCCACAGTCGTCTATGCAAACCCGTCGTCTACGCACCCAGTCAGGATGTTGTGTCGCCGTCCGAGTTTGCGTAGTCTTTAACTTGGCTCCGCACTTTGGGCAGTTTCTCATGTGTTTCTCCAGTATGTATCGTTTGGATTGGCAAGCATGGAGCACAGTAACTCATCTACATTTTTAAACCATTGAATAACTTTTAAGCCGTTACTTTGTTTAATTGTGAAGCTCATTTAGAACTCCCATGTCTTAGTTATCGTTACTTGTTGGTCATCTTTTGTAGCTTCGACTTCTATATTGAGGTTGGGTTGCTTCTTGTCTTTCTTCCCGAATATCAAATCAAAGTTCCTATCAAACTCTTCCATGCTTACACCTAGTGGGCGAGGTGCATCACCTTTGCCGCCATCATGCTTTGTCATTAACATCTCCCATCCATATCAAAGTCATCTTCTTTCTCCTCAATGTGTTTCTGTAATAGCCGAGCAAGCCTTTCAAACTTAGTAACATCAGGCATAACTTGATGCCTACCAAAGCCAGCTTCAAAAGCAAGGGCTACAACTACTGCTCTATCTAGTTCTTCCATATCCAATCCTATCTCCGTTGTTGTCGAAGTAATTTCTAGCACCTTCTCGGTTCTCTGTTACATAACCTACTCGGTTCCCCTCGTTATCATACACTCCGTTTGCTCTTGGATTCCAGTAGTTATACTGCGAGTTCTTGGGGTTGTATGGCGAGTTATTGTAGTTGGCTGACGAGTTCTGATAGTTATACTCCGAGTTCTTCCAGTTGTATGGGCTATCTCTCCAGCTATCTTGCGCTTTGGCTTGATGGCTAAACATCATAAACTCAATAACAAACCCTAGCAGAACGGCAAACACCGCTAGCCTAAACAGTTCATCTCTATTCATCTTTTCTCCTTAGTGTGATGGGCTATGTAAATTAAAGTCATCAAGGGTGAACAGGCTAATGACTTGTATATCAGGGGGTAAATACATATCGGTGTTAAGTCGTTCCTCAGTATGCACACCAACATTACTCTTGTTGACTATGGTGAACGCTACCCTTGCTACTGGTATGCCCTCGGTGTGTAACTTGTTTAAGCACTCAGCCAACGATGCGCTACTGTTGCATAAGTCATCAAACATAATGGCTGGCTTGTCGTTTGGTATGCCCTCTACTATGTTCTCTAAGCCATACTTCTTGCGATCTTTCCTAACGATAAACGCATTTAGGTCTGACCCCATTAGCTTAGCCACCATCGGTATAGCTGTCAGCATAGGCGCAGATGCCGTTTCCAATCCTGTTATCTGAAAGTTAAACTCGGGGTCTAAGCGTTCAAGATAATAGTAAAACATTTGCCCTATATTGAAGTTGAACTGCGCATTGAACAGTCCTCTGCGCAGATAGAACATCCAGCTATATCGTTCGCCTTTTACTTTCGCTGGCAAATCTACCCCACGCAATATGCAATGCTCATCTATGTAAGCGTGAACCCACCTAGCAAGCACCTCATATTGTGCGTCTGATACCTTCATTAGAACCCTGTCCTTTCCTCAAGTTCTTCTTGTCGTTGTTTCTTACGCAAGGCAATCTCATCTCGCAGATACCACACCGCCTTCTCCAAGTCCTCGATAGCATCACGCTTTAAATCACATCGCCACATATACTTCATGGCATTACCTAAGTTAAATCCCATATGCCTCGTGATGTCGATGCACTCTACACCTGATGGATGCGTGGTGTAATGCTTGGGGTGATTAACTGGGTCGTGATGTTCTTTGGTAAGTTGTTCTGCAAATTCTCGTTGCAGTTGCATAGCTTCTTCATGGTTGTATGCAATCGTTACTGTGTCATCACTATGCTGAACCCACCCATAGAAAGGCACAGGCTCACCACCGCAGTCGTCAATCTGTTTCATTTCTTAGTTCCTTTCTTTTTAGTTTGCGGTTTGGGCGCTTCAAAGTCTTTTACTGCCCTGTGCCAGTTCATTATTTCTGCGCTAATCTTTTCCAGTTGTTGCTCCTGTAGCTCAATCATTTCAGCAACTGCCCATATAGCACCGCTCTCGGGGTCGGAGCATACACGCTCGGCAATAATCTCAGCCACATCTCGAATACTACTTAGCTTGTAGCTAACAACTTCTACCATGTTACTCAATTCCCACAAATTTTCTAAATCAGTATAGTTCGGGTTTTCCATCTACTTTCCTTTCGAGTTTAGTGTAGGCAACGAGGGCTCTATCAAAGGCGGTGCGCCAATAGAATATCTCGTCTTTTAGTTTTAATACTTCTGCTTCTAGTTCCTTAACCTTTGCTTCTAGTTCATTCATCATTTCACCTTTTTACTTTCATATTTCCTTGCACTTATATTGGCTAAACATTTGGCACACTTCCATCTTGTGTGTCTACCGCTAGTAATTAAAACATCCTTACCACCTTCAGGCAACTGGTACGCATGACAAGACGAACAATACTTGCGCCCTGTTATTTTTTCAGATGCCTTCTTAATTTCTAATGCGGTCTTAGTTAGTTCACTCATTACTTCCTTTACATTAAACATTCACCGAGCAACTCATACAAGTTTAGCTTAGGTTTCTTAGGTAGTCGTACAATCTTCCACCCTTCCTGTAAGAACTGCTCGGCTTCCTTAAGCGATTGAAACAAGCGTATTGCCATGCCTGTTTCATCTACCACTTTGTATTTCAATTATCTCGCCTTGCAGAAGTCACATACAGGGACTCCATCTTTACCCTTGCGCCAGCCATAGTAAGGTCGCTTTCTAAATACTTCTTTCCGCATGGGCCGATGTAGATTCCAGCTTCGTTGTAAGTGGGGACATAAAGAACTCCTTTCACTTCGTAGCATCGGAACATATCCTTCTCGTGTTTAGTTTGGTTGTTAGTATTGAAACTCATTTGTAAACCTTTCCGTCTTTGCGTTTAATAAAATTATCAGGATGGCATAGCCATTTACTGCCCAATTCGTCAATCATTTTTTTAGAGTTTAGTTTCCAGTTTGCTTCTAGTTTTTGAAGCACATCGTCGGTCATCACCCCCCGCAGAACAGAAGATGACACTGGTTGCCCATGCCTATACTTAGGCGCAGACATTTTAACTAAGGCTCTAGAGTTGCTTACTACAATCGGTTGCTTTAACATTTGGTTCTCCTTAGAAATCGAACTTGGATAGGATTGCGTCAACATCTTTCTTAACTGCTTGGCGAGTATCGAGGTCTTTGCGTAAGTCATCAACCTCTAAGCCATTGACTGCTTCATGTAGTTTGATGCGTGCTTCTTCTAAGTCTTTGTCGCCTGTGATGTTGAGGTCTTTAGCTAGTGAGCATAACTCGTTGGCAGTATCTAACAGACTGGCATGGAACATACGGGGTTGTGCCTTGTGTCCTGTGTAGTCCACAGTTAAGCGGTCAGACATACGCTTGAGGTGATCTTTGAGTCTTGTCTTGATGTCACCCATAGCGTTCTCGATACGCTCATCTGCTAGCTTTGCTAACTTGTTTTGTAACTCTGCTTGTGCGTCATTACCCACATCAACTCGGAAGTCACCCGAGGTAGGCACAGGCATATAGTTAACTCGGAAGTCAAAGCGATGCTTGATGTCATCAGGTGTTGGATACTCGTTGCGGTTAAACATATCACCAAGAGCCATAGCCTGTGCAGTAATCAAGGTTGGGTAAGTCGTTACGAAATCATCTACCAACGCATTGAACTTATCCTCGAACTCTTGCATACGCTGGTTGAACTCCATGAACTTAGCGGTAGTCAGTAAGCGTAAGCCCGAGTCAGACCAAGGCAAGGTCACATCATAGAGATAGGTGCGGATAGCACCAACGCATTGGTTGATTGTTTCTAACTCAGGGCGACCAGCTAATAAGTTCTTATTAACTCGAGCCGCACCCTTACTGCCAGCTTGTTTAGTTGCCAACACCTCGTCGGTAGTTGACTTGTCTAGTTTGCGTGCTGTCCATTGGCGAACATTTACCTCTACCAACATAGCGCAAGTATCAATGTTAAAGCGTGTCATAGTAATTCTCCTTTGTTGTTTATGAATAAATACGAACTGTCTTACCTTTGTTGCTTGTGAATGAATCGTTATCTACTACACCGAACAAGATGGGCCCGTCAGGTAGTATGTAATCCGATTCTATGTAGCCGTCGCTAAGCACGATGGTTGCCTTGGGTTTGACCTTATGCTCAACCATATACTCACGCACACAAGTCAAGCGTGTGCCACCACCACCACAAGGGCGAATGAGGTTGGCTATGTTGTGATAGTCAGAGGGCTTGAAGATTTGCTCGCCGACAATCTCTGTTTCCCACCACAACACACGCACAGAGTCAGGCTTAACATTCTCGCAGATACGAGATACCTCACCGAACACAGTAGGCAGTATGTGATACATAGAACCTGACGCATCACAAGCAATCACTAACTCGCCTGTTGTTTCAGAGAAGTGTGATGGCATGAGTATGCCTTGGGGTAGTAAGCGTTTGTTAGGCGGTGCGAATCGTGAGTAGTCATCGCCCTCGCATAACTGAGTAATGAAGTCACGCATATACTCTTTCCAGTTGGTGTCACGCTTCTGAGTAAGGCGATCTAATGCACTACCGCTACTGCCGTTGCCCCTATCCTTGATACGCTTGGCTAACATCTTGCCTTGATGCAACGCTTCTGAAACTTCTTGTGCAGTCTTGGCTTCGATAGCATCGGATAGCTTACCTAGTATGTGTCCGTCAAGCGTGCCGTCACCACCAACACCACTACCAGCAGTCGGGTCGCCACCTTGTTCCTCGCATTGTTTAATCAAATCCTGTAAGACTTCTACAAAACTCCAACCATAGTATTTTTTATCTAACAAAGGAGCTACTGCGGTTGGGTGCTCGATGAACGCATGGGTCGGGTCGGTTTCTTCTATCGTGCCATTGACTACATAATCCATAGCTTGATTGCACAACATAGGATACTTCTCGCACAATGCTTTGTAGTTAGTGCAATGATGTAAAGCCTTATGCAAACTCTCGTGAAGAATCAAGAACCTCAACTGCTTGCGTGATAAAGGCTCGATGAATGATGGCGCATAGATAACATTACGACCATCAGTTGCCGCAGTCCTGATGTCCTCGTCTAGCTTGACATCACCGACATACACAATACCTGACAGCGTAGCGAACAATGCGCTATTACTGATGTCCACATGACACGCTATGATGCGGTCGTTAAGCGACATTTTGTCCCATATTGAACTCATAGTGATCTCCTTACTTGCCTGTGAAATAAATCTTGTTGTCTTGCAACATAGTTTGGAACGGCTTGACAGTCACGAAGTTAGATACACGACTAGACTGCGCTAGGTTATGGCAGAACATAGACTGCATCTCACGACGCATACGCAAGATGTATTCGCATACTGCCTCGGCATCCTCACGACCATTGGTTTGTGTAATGCACTTGAGAACTGTAATGATCTGCGCCATAGGATTCTCAGGGACAGGGCAAGTCTTAGGTTCTTTCAAGATGCGTGGGAACGGAGGGGTTTGCTCACCGAACTGAATGAAAGCCTTGAGTGATTCAGCACCAGCCTCACCCATAGTGCCTGATAGTGCGGACAATAATGTTTCTGTGTCCATGCCGTCTTTGCTATACACAATGTCAGATGCCGCATGAAGTGAGCGTGGTGTGACATAGGACATCTGTGCGATAGATGGGTTGAAGATGTATGCGTTGTGCGCTTCTTGTCGTTGCCCGTCATACTTAGCACCTGACTGATAGTCAAGGAAGCTATCAAACAATGTCTGACCTAACTCGTCAGTCCATGCAATAACCTCGGGTGCAATACCTCTGTCGATAGCCCACTCTCGCCACTCAGTTTGCGTAGGCTTACGCATCTTGACAAACACCAAACGATTACGCAAGTGCGCTTGAATGGAATCGCCTAGACCCTCGACTGATAAGTTAGTAGCACAAAACACTACGCTACCCTCGGGCATATGGTAGTTACCAACACGACGCTCGTAAACGATTGGGGCTAGCACATCTTTAATATACTGACGAGCCTTGGCAATCTCATCGAGGAATACTAACGCTGGTCGTGCGCCATTGATACCTTTCTGATTGTCCTTGTTAACACCGAAGCGCTCGTTAGGTAACTCACGACTAACACCTAACTCTCTGTCAATGTCAGGCATCCATACTGAACCATCGGATAACTGCGTGCAATCAATCGGGTCAACATGGACATGGTTAGAAAAGAACGGGTCATCTTTGAGCATATGGAATAGACCAGTCTTACCGATACCATTCTCGCCCTCGACAATGATGGTGCGCTTGTGACCGATTGCCTTGATGAGTTGTGTAACTTGTTTAAATGAAAGCATCTGCATAATGTTTACTGCCTTTCTATGTTGTTGTTGAACTGCGTGAGGTACTACATATAGAGTCTTTGCTCTGTTTCCTACAATGATACTACCCTGTCCAAGGTTTGACATAAGAATAAACCCTGATACTACGGGTAGTGCTACTGATACTACATATAGTTAAACAAAATACTTGCGTGGGATAGATGACATGAACTGACCCCAAGGTGTTTTGACTGAGCCTGTCTTGAGTGATGCAACATTTAACAAGCGACTAGTCATAGCTTTCTTGAACTCCTCTGCTGTAACTTCTTCTGCTACCTCATGTTGCTTATCGAGCATGGCTTTGAGTTGGTCTGCTGACTTACCCCATGTGCGGAACAACTGTCCTTGCCAACGCTCACCCTCGGGGATGTAGTTGTAAACCTTGTGGCTAGCAGAGATGTCGAACACCGCCTGACCTAAGTTTAAGAACGCTTCGATGTATTGAGGATGCTCGGTCTGATCTGCGCCTAAGTCCCTGACTACATCCTCAAACCTACTGATCTCTCGTGGTGCATTGCGCCACGCTGTGCCGAATGGCTGACCTAGGTTCTCGTCGATAGTTACATTGGCTCTGTATTCGGGCAAGCGGAATAAAGCGAGGGTCATGAGTGTATCTACCTTAGCCTTGAAGTCCTTGCGCTTCTGCTTATCCTCTGCGCTTGACTTGTATGTGTAGATGTCACGATGGCTTGATCGTTCTGTAATTAGTAGCCCGTCTTGGTTGAACCATAACTCTGCGCTTGGTTTGTGTGAACCGCTTGCTCTATCCCAGCTAGCTACATAGGGAACTCGGACTTGCTTGCCCTCGGTTGTTGTTAGGTCATGGTAGTTAAGTCCTTGCTCATACATAAAGATGTTAGTGGTTTGGCTAGCGTAGTAGTTCATTACTACCTTGCGTGCGCCGTCTGCTTCGGGTGGATAGAAGGTTGCGACATTGGTGTTATACAAGCGGTAGTAGATAGCGCCATCGTTTGTCTTGTGAATACCCATATGGTCTGCTGATACATTGCGTAGGTATCTTGGGCTATCGGGCATAGCTAACCACTTCTTACTACGGGTTGGTTTCTTACTGCGGTTGTATTGTGATAATGCGTCTTCGTATGTTCTCATGGTAATTCCTTTCGTTGTTTGATATTTGTATTTAAGTTGTTGTAGATATACTGCGTTCTTTGCGTGAGTGTAGTAACTCATGCCATATTGCCCTCCTCGTCAAACCTCCAGTCGTTGATGTCGCACATCTCTATTAAATTTGCTTCGCTTGTTATATATTCGTATTCCTCCCTAAGTTGTTTGTATAGTTTGTCTGCGTAGCCCTTAGCACTTTCAAATGCCGCTTCCTCTATGTCGTTAGGGTCTTTGTATATGTAGTCGCTTGATGTGATTAGGTTGCGTACATCTTTGTAGTGCATACCTTGAAAGATGGATGGAAGTTTTAAATACAAGTAGTCATCCTCACCGCTCTCATCACACCAGTCCCAACCTACACAAGTCATACTTCCGCTATGTGAGTAGTGCCCTCTGAAGTGTATGCCCATATGCTTATCGCAAAACTCCTCTTGTATCAAAGCGCACCACGCATCTCTAGCTATGCTGTCCTCGGTATGCGTCTTGAGCCATTGAGCCGTATCAACCTGACCTGACCAACAAGCGCCATCACCTTGAGAGTAAAAACCTGAGAAGTTAATGTTATCAATTACAAACCCTAACTCGTAGCCTTCTCGTTTAAAGTCCTCGTAGGCGCAGTCCCACCACTCATGCTCAGCGCCATGCTCATACCACCATTGTTTGACTGACTCCTTTGCTTCATCTGATAGTTCTTGGTATGTGTATGCCCGTATATCTATCGTGGAGGAATCCTCCACCTCGCTTGCTAGCCTCATGGTTTCTCCCTTTGTGCCAATGCTTTTAAAACTTCCTCACGAATTAAGCTACGCAACGCACCCTCCAGCCCTGCAAAGAAAGACACTGGTTGCTCTCTTTGTATTTCCTCAAGAGGTTTGTAGAACTGCTTTAAATCTACGGGGGTATATTGCGCCCCACTTGCGCCTTGTATTGGTTCTTCGGGTTGTGGTGTTAAGTCTTGTAATGTGAATGTGGTCATTGTGTTACCTCCTTTACCCTCCAGCCTTCGTCTTGCTTAACGAACTTGGCTATCTCGATTGCGTTCATTGGGTCTTTGGCTACTACATTTAGCACATAGTTCACCCCGTCATCACCATCTGCATACACTTCGTGCATGACATACTCGTCAATGCTTTCCTTATCAATACATCTACCCATAAAGTTCTTCATGCTAGTTCTCCTTCTTCAGTTAGGATTGGTTTAATTTGGTTTGTATCTACGCACACATCTATCCGTCTTTCTACACTTGTGTAATCCCATAGGTCGTCATAGTCCCCGTCTTCCTCGATCTCTAGGTCTTCAAGTTCTTCTCCGATTCTTACATAGCGATACCCTGCACCCTCGAATAACTCGACTGCTTGTAGGTAGATTTCGGTGTGCGCCTTGACATCAGGGTATGAGTCATACCATTTAACATCTGTGGCGTGGAAGAATAGTTTGTCATCTTCTAGTTTGCTAAGTTCTTTGAGAGCCTGAGTAGTGTGCTCATTCTTTGCGACTATCAACATATTGATAAACGCTTCCCTGTCCTCGCCATCTTTGAACTTAACTACATACGCTACCTCTGATCTATACCCCATGCCACTCTCCCATATCTTCTACTGCATCATCTGTTTCGTATGCCCAATCACCACGCTTGACTACTGCATTGGCTACGAAATCTCCAAGGCTTTGCGCTGGTTTGAGTAGGTACTCTTGGTATTTAATAAAGGCTTCGGGTGTAGCACACTCGTCAAAGCTATCCATGTCTTCATCGTTTACTTCCCACTCAATAGTGGTGTTGAACTTAACCCTATACCCCATTTAGTTTCTCCCTTGTTGTTGCGTCTATCTGATATTGAAAGAAGGCATTGTTTAGATACCCTACGATCTCGTTCACTTCATCCACCTCGTCTACTACATCTAGCACCTTGTGAATATAGCTCTCTGTTGCGTGTATGCTTGGGTTTTGTAACACCTCTAACATCAACCCTGCTATCTTGAAGAACTGCACCCTGTTCGCAATCATGCTCACCTCCCTATATAAACAATCAAATGCACAAGAAAATAAAGGCTACCGATAACGATAGCCAAGCGGAATACCCAGTCTAAGTCGAACCATCTCATAGCATCACCTGTTTTAAACCTAGTCTGTGGAAGGTCTGCGTGGTGTAGAGATACCCGTCATCCCCAGTTAAATACCGCACCCTTGCCGTTTCGTCATCGTATAGTTCTAGTATCTCAAACCTACTGTAAAAGCCTTTGTAGTCCTTGCGTGTAACCCACTGATTCTCTTGTACTTCTCTGCCTGTCTGTTTATTTAGAATCATTGTCTTCATGGTGTTCCTCCTGTTGTGTAAGTTGTTTGTGTAGTTTGCTTGAGTGATTCTCTTGTGCGTGGTGTTGGGAAGATAGTCTTTCGCTTTGCCTTTGTGTAATAGGGTAGGCTTTCGTACCTTGCCATCAGTTCCTCCTTCTCTGCTTTGTTCACATAGTCCACCCAGTTCCGCTTTGTTTTATCGTGGTTAATAGGTGTCGCTTCTCGGGTTAGCTTGTGCTTGGTTAGTAGCGCTCGGGTGTCGAGTAAGGTTTCAAGGTAGTCCTGATAAAAGGTGGCGGTCTGTGGGTTTGTCTTAGCGTGGTAGGTGATGTTCGCTTTGACTATGTTGATCTCTCGGGTGAGTGGTTTAATCATCTCAGCCCATCTTTTATAGCGTATGCGGTTTTCCACTCGGGTTTGGTTTATCTGTTTCTTGCGTAGTGCTACTTGTTCTTTGATTTGGTTGATGGTTGTATCAGGTAGTCCTCGCTTCGTGAGTAAGTTGTGTAACTTGTTTTTTGAAATCTTGGTGTAGGGTGTGTGTCGCATATTTATCCTTTCTTGTGGAGGTTTTCTCCACTTTGTCCTACTTATTCCTAGTTTTGTCCACTTGTGTCCTTGGTTTTTTTAAAGTCGGTGTGCATGAGGGACGCCCGCTAACCCATATACTATAACGCTTTGCTCGTGTCGTGTCCCAATGTCCATTAAAAAACAGGAAAAGATAAACACCAAGACAAAGGACAAGGTCAAAGAATGTCCACTTATATAAGCCTATATATATAAATATCTTTATCTTTAATTATATATATACATAGTGGACTGAAGTGGACAGGACATATATAGCATAAGGGTTAGCGGTCGACCGCTTGTATTCCACAACTGCAAAACTAGGTGATTTTGTCGGACTACTGTATATAACAACAGCCCGACCAATGACATCTAAACACTCGCCGATTCCCATTCCTTTCTATGTATCTCTGCGAGTCTTATCGTGGTCATAGCGACCCATTCGCCACCTAGTTGATCCCCAGCCCTTAGCTTCTTAACGGCATTGATAGCGGGCTTCATATGGGCATAGGTTTGGACTTGATCTTTAGCGTTGCGTTTGAACTCCATGATGAAGCCGTCTTTTTTGTATGCAACTACGAAGCCTACGGGATTGCGTTTAGATTGGTTTAGCATGGTATTACTCCTTAGTGTGTTGTGAATTGACAGAATACTTAACTGCGAAGAAGCCTCGCCCTTCCGCATTACTTGGCGATCTTTGTCAAAAATGCTTTGCGTTGTGCAACTGTGAGAGCTTTGAATTGTGTAAGTAACTTAGCAACTGGGTCAGGCTTCTTGGCTGCCTTTGGTTTCGTGGAGGTTTTCTCCACTTGGCTTGGCATATAGTATTTGAGCATAGCCCTTGCACATTCACTCGCATCTGTACCACCATTCTTTTTAGACTCAAAGCCTAGCGAGCCTGTGTAAGAACCTTTGGTAATCTCAATCGTGGCTACCTTCTTCTTGATACTGATGAGCCTTGCTATGTTGCTCCGTACTTCTAGCTGTGCCTCGACCTTCATAGCGTTAAATACAGGTGCAAACTTCTGCATGGCATCACCGAGATTAAAACCTGATTCAATGTGTTGCTCTACTGCATTGAGATAGTTAGTAACTTGTTTCATGGTATTGCTCCTTCGTTTGTGTAGTTAATTAAGTATGTGCCGTTACTACCAAGCACAACTCTATTATACCATATGGCTACTATCCGTAGTAGCTTTGAGCCATTCCTTTGACCCCACCCATCCCCCATCCCCCCAAGTTTCGACCATGCCCCGCTCGGCACTAGATCATTGTTTCGCAGGCGCAAACCAAAAAATGTCAAAATTTTGTAAAAAAATCCAAGGGTCTATGTCAAATCTTAGACAAAAACATTATAAAAATTCTTAGCAAATTTCGGACAAGACCTCCCAGAAAAAACGCTGTAACCTTATGATTACAAAAAATAAAGCCGTGCAAACATATGACATGAGGTAAAAGTTATGTAAAAAGGATAAACCTACATAAGATTGTTATAAAAAAGTTTCCCAGTAGTGCCTATAGGTATCAAAACAACAAAACAATTCCAACCTATAGGTATAAAAAAGTTTCCCGAACGGGAAGAATTGATAAAAAAGTGTGCAAAAGTAAAAAAATATTCCCGAACGGGAAAGTTTGTAAGAAAAAGTAATGACTCATAAATGAGTCCATATAGGGGTTAAAGCTTTATTTATGAGTCAACCAAAGAGCGCATAAACTCAACGACGTATACAAAATGTCAACAAATCTGCGCATATCCCCCAAACATGTCTACAAAACTGCAATTACTATACATACCAAAAACTGTCTAGTAACAATGTTGCACTGCACCATAAAACAAATTAAAATGGACCCAAAGGCTCCATAAGGGAACCGCACTAACCTAAAGGAAATAAAATGAACGAACTATTCAAAGAGTGGGACAAAGCGTATCAACAAGTACAGAACGTACTAGAGGCGGTAAAGCAAGGGAATGAGTTTTGGTTAAACCACTACATCTCTTCTGTTAAAGAACTTTTCAAAACCAAATAAAAAAAAACCCCCGGGCGTTTTAAGTCCGGGGGCACAACTCACGTAACCGATGGCACAACGAAAGGAGAAGTAAAACCACCGGTAAGAAGAATTGTAAAGTTTTGGCTGCGGATTGTAAAGTTAAGCCCCGATAATTGTAAAAAAAGAAAATGTGTAATAAAATACACAAAATCGCGGATTCCCCCGCGCAACAGAAAGGGTTTTATTTGATCTTAGATCATTTAGTTTCAGCTGCAGCCGCTGACTTCGCTCCGGAAACACTACCGGACGGGGATTTGTTCGTCCCTGTAAAAGACCTATCTGTAAAAGAAACCATAGATGCGCAGGTAAACACTGCCGACTGGCTCAAATCTATTACCGAAGATGACGACGAGGTACTAGACCGCGCCCAAGAACAACGTGTAGGCGAAGCATTCGGTGCGCTAATCACGCAAAGCCCTGATACAAAAGAAAGATTCCTAGAGCTTGAGCTCCCAGAAGAAGTAAAGTCTGCCGTTTCCATGGTGACTGCCTATCAATGGAAGTTTGTAGAGCAAGCACAAGAGCTACGAAGCATGAGCGTAGCCAAGATTGTTAAAGAAACCGACCACCCAGATGCAAGAATACGCTTAAAGGCGTTGGAATTGTTGGGAAAAGTCACAGAAGTTGCCCTGTTTACGGACAGAGTTGAAGTTAAGAAGACTGAACTAAGTGATGAAGAGTTGGAAAAACAAATTAAAAAGAAACTTGAGAAGTACATGGGCGTGGTTGAGGTAACTGAGATTAAAGAAGAAGACATTGAGGACGTGGGAATAGTGAAAGTCATCAAAGCTGAGCCCCGCGACGAATGAAAACAGAAAGTCTAAGCCCAGAAGAAGCAATGGCTGCCAGAATGGCACTAAAAGATATGACGACTGTGGAAAAAGCGGCTTTCCTAGAAGAATTAAACGAAAAAGAACGCCGTGCCCAGCTAAAAAAAGCACAAGACGACCCAATTGAGTTTGCCAAGTACGTGTATCCGGGTTTCAAAGTGGGGCCCCACCACCGCAAGCTAGCTAAAATCTTCGAGGACGTCATTGCGGGGAAGAAAAAGCGCGTAATCATAAACATTGCACCACGTATGGGCAAATCAGAATTTTCGTCCTACCTCTTTCCGGCATACTTCCTAGGTAAATACCCTGACAAAAAGATTATTATGGCGACCCACACTGCTGGCTTGTCAGAAGACTTTGGTCGTAGGGTACGAAACCTAATTGATGGAGAAGATTACCATGAAGTATTTCCCGGAACCGTTGTTGCTGATGATCAAAAAGCCGCTGGTAAGTGGAGTACTGGTGCCGGCGGCCAGTATTATGCTGTGGGTGTCGGGGGTGCTCTTGCCGGACGAGGCGCTGACCTTTTTGTTATTGACGACCCTCACTCTGAGCAAGATATAAAAGCAAACAGCCGAGCCACGTTTGATAATGCGTGGTCTTGGTTTCAGACTGGCCCGTTGCAGCGTTTGATGCCGGGTGGTGCGATTATTGTCATTATGACAAGGTGGTCGCTTGTTGATTTGACTGGCCGGTTGGTGAACTTCACCATACAAAATCCCGAAGCAGAACCATGGGAGGTAGTAGAGCTGCCAGCCATCATGCCAAACGGGAAAAGTCTGTGGCCTGAGCAGTGGCCTCTAGAACAGTTAGAAGCTAAAAGACTTCAGATGGACCCACGGTACTGGAACGCCCAGTACATGCAGAACCCCACCGGGGATACAAGCGCCCTGATAAAACGAAGCGACTGGAAAATCTGGGAACACGAAGACCCACCGACAGTCGAGTACGTCATCCAGTCTTGGGATACGGCGTTTGAAACAAAAACCACATCTGACTATTCCGCATGCACAACATGGGGGGTTTGGTACAACGAAGAAGATAACAATTCACCCAATCTAATTTTGTTAGATGCGTTCAAAGACCGGATGGCGTTCCCAGAATTAAAGGCTGTTGCACTGAAGCATTATCAAGAATGGAAACCAGATGCGTGTATCATTGAGAAAAAAGCGTCGGGTGGCCCGTTAATACAAGAGCTGCGCAGAATGGGGATTCCGATTCAAGAGTTTACACCTAGCCGTGGCAACGATAAAATAGCTAGACTTAATGCGGTTTCTGACTTATTTGCGTCCGGCCGTGTTTGGATACCGGATAGGCGTTGGGCTAAAGACGTTGTGGAAGAAGTAGCAGCATTCCCTGTAGGCGAGCACGATGACTATGTGGATACGACAACGCAAGCATTACTGCGCTATAGACAGGGCGGATTTGTTAATTTAAATACGGACGAGCAAGACGACTTGACGTACAAGTATAGAAGAAGAGCAGCATACTACTAAGGAATAAAGATGGCAATTGATAAGGGTTTATACCAAGCACCAAAGGGTATTCAAGAACTGGCAGACAACATGGAGCCAGATATTACTGTTGAAGTTGAAGACCCAGAAGCCGTGCATATCAATGCCGATGGCTTTGAGTTAGATATTGAAAAGATGGACGAAGAAGATGGTTCGCCAGAATTTAACGCCAACTTAGCTGAAGACATGGATGAAGGGGAACTGACTTCCCTAGCAGCAGAATTAGCACACGATATTGATAACGATTTAAACTCCCGCAAAGATTGGGAGAAGATGTATAAAGACGGTATTACTCTGCTTGGCTTGAAGTTTGAAGAAAGAGTAGAACCATGGGACGGCGCTTGTGGCGTGTTCCATCCGATGATTACCGAAGCCGTGGTGCGTTTTCAAGCTGAAGCAATCATGGAGACTTTTCCTGCAGCTGGTCCAGTACGTACCCAGATTATCGGTAAAGAGACTCGTGACAAAGTAGAAGCAGCGCAACGTGTTGAGCAAGATATGAACTATCAGCTCACAGAAAAAATGCCTGAGTTCCGTAACGAGCATGAAAGAATGCTGTGGAATTTACCATCTGCCGGTTCCGCATTTAAGAAAGTCTACTACGATCCAAACTTAGGTCGTCAAGTTTCTATCTTTATTCCAGCAGAAGACATCATGCTCCCATACGGAGCTAGTGAAATTGCGTCATGCCATCGTGTAACACATCGCATGCGCAAGACAAAGAATGACCTGATTAAACTTCAGAACGCTGGGTTCTACCGTGACATTGAGTTAGGTGAGCCAGAAAAGTTTCAAACAGAAATTCAGGAGAAGAAAGACAAAGAGACCGGGTTTACGGCAACGTATGATGACCGCTTTGAGTTATATGAAGCGCACGTTGACCTTGATTTACCCGGATATGAAGACTTAGGGGATGACGGCGAACCAACAGGTATTGCGCTCCCGTACGTCGTAACGATGATTCGAGGTACCAATGAAATTCTTGCAATTCGTAGAAACTGGAAAGAGGAAGATCCGCTCTGCCTTAAACGCCAGCATTTTGTTCATTATCAATATATCCCCGGATATGGAGCTTATGGTTTTGGTCTTTTCCATCTTATTGGTGGTTTTGCTAAGTCCGCAACTTCTATCCTCAGACAGCTGGTTGATGCGGGTACTCTTTCCAATTTACCGGGTGGCTTAAAGTCACGTGGTCTTCGCATTAAAGGCGACGACACGCCAATCGCACCGGGTGAGTTTAGAGACGTTGATGTAGGCTCTGGCACCATTAGAGACAACATCCTCCCGTTGCCATACAAAGAACCATCAGCAGTTTTAGCTGGCTTGATGGATAAAATCATTGAAGAAGGTCGTCGTTTTGCGGCTACTTCCGATATGCAAATCTCTGATATGAGTGCTAACGCACCTGTTGGAACAACGCTTGCAATTCTGGAAAGAACCTTGAAGGTGATGTCTGCCGTTCAAGCTCGAGTACACTACGCCTTAAGACAAGAACTCAAGCTGCTTGCCGGTATTATTAGAGATTACACTGATGATGACTACAACTACCAGCCAGAAAGCGGCGACATCTACGTCAAAAAGTCCGACTACAGTCATGTGGACGTGTTACCTGTATCCGACCCTAATGCGGCCACCTTATCTCAGAGAGTGGTCCAGTACCAAGCTGTTATCCAGTTGGCGCAGAGTGCACCCCAGATTTATAACCTTCCCGAGTTGCACAGGCAGATGCTTGACGTTCTTGGAATTAAAAACGCCGACAAATTGGTGCCTTTGGAGGATGACCAAAAGCCAAAAGACCCAGTTACAGAAAATATGAACGTGCTAAAGGGCACTCCACTCAAGGCATTTATTTTCCAAGACCACGAAGCGCATATTGCTGTTCATCAATCTATGATGACAGACCCAATCGTTCAACAGCTTATCGGCCAAAACCCACAAGCAAACATGATTGTTCAAGCGCTTCAGTCTCACCTTGCTGAACACGTTGGCTTTGCATACCGTCAAAAAATCGAAGAGCGTTTGGGTATTGCCCTACCTTCTCCAGATGATGAGATGCCAGAAGCAATGGAAAAAGAAGTTAGCCGTCTCATGGCTCAAGCTGCTCCACAAGTATTGGCACAAAGCAAAGCGCTCATGGCTCAACAACAAGCTCAGCAAAACGCACAAGACCCTGTACTACAGATGCAAATGCAAGAACTCCAGCTCAAGAAGCAGGATGTCGACGCTAAAGCACAGAAAGTTCAGAGCGATGCACAAGCTAAAGCACAAGAGTTGCAGCTCAAACAAATGGAATACCAACTCAAGAAACTTGAAGTTGAAGCCAAGATTAAGCAAGATGGTATGAAAGCTGGCGCTGAAGTAGCGGTTAAGAAAGCTCAAATTACCGAAGGCTTGGCTCGCTCCAAGGAAGCAGGTATGCGTGTTAAACAAGACGGCTTAGCATTAGGTGCCGACATAGCAATGAAACGATTACAGTCCAAAAAACCTAAAGGAGAATAATCCAAGTGATTGACCTACTAACGGCTGATTTCATAGCCGCCATGCGTGACAAGTTGCGCACAGATATGAATAACTACACTGACGATTTGGCAAATGGTCAG